AGGCGAGGAAAAATCAAGCATCAAAGGGATATTTGCTCAAATGGTTGGTGATGGGTGGGGAGGGAACCCCGGAGAGCCCCAAAGCGCATCCATCAGCGCCCAGCGCCAAAATACCCCCGAGGCAAAACGCAAGATATAGGGGTGGACAAAATCAAAGAAACAACTTATGGAAGATATACGTTTTTAGGGTGGGCGGAAAAGGCCACATAAAACGAGTAAAAATCACGAAGGGAGGCAGACCTCATGAATAAGCTCGCACGAGACAGAGCCAAAACCGAAAAGAACAAGATAACGAGACTTCTGAAGGCAGCAGGCATAGACGAGAAAACCTTGAAGCTCCTCGCTCCCACGATTGAAAACACGGCAATGCTCAAGGCAAAGTTAGATGATGCCCAGGAGACCATTGCAGAAGAATCAATAATATCCGAATACGACAACGGCGGAGGCCAGACAGGAACGAGAATCAATCCTGCATTCACGGCCTACACCACTTTGTATAAATCCTATTGCTCCGGTATGAAAATTATACTTGATGCCTTGCCAAAACAAGCAGCCGAAGCAAAGAAACAGCTTGAAGCACCTACAAACATGCTTGCAATAATCCAGGCAAGGAAAAAAGCATGAGATGCGGAAGCCAACAGCCAAGAATCAAGGTCGAGCCGCCTCGCTTGACTTCAGATGGTCCGGACGCTGCCGAATTATATGAGTATTATGCAAGCCCTCTGGACGAATGGCAGAAGGGAATTATTGATTCATGGCTAGGGAAAGACGATAACGGAAATTACAACGTCACAAGCGCAAGCGAAACTTTACCGAGACAGAACGGAAAGAACGTCACCATTGAAGCAAGAGAGTTTTATGGATTAGTTATCAACGGTGAGAAGATTCTCCACACAGCACACCAGGTAAAAACCGCAAAGAAATCCTTTAGACGTTTGGAAGCAATCTTTACAGATCCTCGCTTCCCAGAACTAAAAGCAATAGTCAAAAACATTCGCTATACAAACGGCGAAGAGTGCATAGAGCTGACCAACGGTGGAACCATTGAATATTCCGCAAGGTCAAGACAAGCCGCCAGAGGTTTTGACGGAATTTCCCTCGTAGTATTTGACGAGGCCCAAGAGCTGACAGATGAACAGCTCGAAGCTATCCTTGCAACCTTGTCTGCTTCCGCAACAGGAACCAGGCAGATGATATTTGCAGGAACGGCTCCTTATCCGAATTGCCCTGGAACAGTATTCAAGAGAAAAAGAAAATCCGCCCTTGATAATCCCGGACCTCACGAAGCATGGCATGAGTGGAGCGTAGACGGTGCAAGCGTGGAAGAAATCAAAGCAGATGATCACTTGCTTTGGTATAACACGAATCCTGCAATGGGAATCCGACTCTCTGAGGAATTTACCGAGGAAGAGTTCAAAACAATGTCGATTGACGGATTTTGCCGAGAACGACTCAATTGGTGGATGCCCGAAGCCTCAAAAGAAGAAGAGCATCCAATCACAGAAGAGCTCTGGGATGCTTGCTCAACCACTTCACCTTTACCGAAGGGAAAAACGGCATACGGCGTGAAGTTCTCCCTGGATGGTTCGGAGGTATGCCTTGCCGGTGCAATAATCACCGAGGATGGCAAAATCAGAATTGAAATGATTGACCGCAAGTCAACGAACCAGGGAACAAGATGGCTTGCAGAATGGCTCAATAAGAGATATGCAAAGGCTTCATGCGTAGTTATTGACGGAAGAAACGGAGTTGACGTTCTGATTGACCGTCTTCAGGACACTTGGAAAGCTAAAGACTCAATAATAAGGCCAAAAACGAATGATGTAATAGCCGCATCCGGCTATATTATAGACGGACTGATGGAGCAAAACCTTAATTGGTTTGAACCTCAGACCGCATTAAGAGAGAGCGCACTTTCTGCAACCAAACGTCCTATCAGAGGCGGTTGGGGATTCGGTGGAGAAAATTCGACACCGATTGAAGCGTGTTCTCTCGCTTTATTTGGAGCAAAGACAAGCAAAAGGAACCCCGGAAAAGAAATGAGAATCGGGTAAGAGGGATTTGAAATGATTCTTTCCATCAACATTGAGAATATCAAAGACTTTCCTCCTGAGGAAATGGCCAAATTTCAAAAGCTGATGAATGCGTTCAATAGTCACGCATACTCAAACTCTATAAAAGACAGATACTATGAGGGAAAGATTCCCTTAAAAGAGGTCAATCTTGGAATTGCACTCCCGGAGACTCTAAACAAATTAGAGATAGGTTGTTCATGGGGCGCAAAGACCGTTGACGTATTAGCAGCAAGGTCAATGTTTGATGGATTTGTCGGAATCAACGGCGAAGACGTGGCCATTCTTGATGAAATCGTTGCGAACAATGACCTGATTGCAGAATATGCGAAGGCTTGCCGTGACGAATTGAAACTCGGCTGCACGTTCGCCACTCTTTCACAGGATGAGAGCGGAAAATGCAAGATTCGTTTCCATTCCCCACAGACAGCATCCGCCATCTGGGACGGAGAAAAGGGAAGAATTTATTGCGGATTTGCCGTAGTAGACACGGCTCCCGACAATAACAATGTGACATGGAGTCCCTCAAGGATAAATTACTACACCGACACAGATATTTGGGTTCTCCATTCTGATAACGGAACATGGTGCTCAGAGAGATTCCCTCATCCTATGGGAAGACCTTTGATGGAAGCCCTCGTTTATGATGCAACCTCTCAGAAGCCTTTCGGTAGATCTAGAATAAAAGAGCCTATCAGAAGACTTATCCAGGGTTATGTAAGAACCATTGCAAATGCAACAATCGGACTTGAATTTGCAACAAGCCCTCAGAAGTATTTGTTGGGCGTTACTGATTCGCAATATGACACAATCATAAATCAGAAATTCAAACAGTATGTTGGCTCAATAATTGCGGCAACTATTAACCCCGACTCCGGAGAGAAACCCACATTCGGACAGCTCTCCCAGGGAAGCATTCAACCTCATGTCGAAATGATTAGGATGCTTGCAACTCAGTTCAGTGCGGCTTCGGGCCTTCCTGTTACCGACACCGGAGTTGTCAATGATGCGAACCCTACAAGCTCAGATGCAATATTGGCTCAGACGCAGACGCTTGTCCTTATGGCTGAACAGCTCAATAAGTCAAACGGAAACGCCTTGAGGAATATTGCTCTTATGGCCCTTGCAATCACAAGAGAGGTTTCTCTTGACGAATTAACCGAAGAAGAAAAGGCAATTGTGGCTCACTTCAAGAATCCTTCAATGCCTTCCGTTGCAGTAACGGCTGATGCGGCAATCAAGCTTGCATCCGCAAGAGAGGGATTCGCCCAGACAGACACATTCTTAGAGATGATAGGCTTTGACAAGGCAGATGTCAGAAGAATTAAAGCCCAGGAGCAGAGAGCAAGAGGCTTGCAGGTGCTTCAGGAAATAGGAGTTGAATAATGATTATATCAGCGAACGAGTGGGCTAAATATGTCAAGGGGCTGTCAGCCGTGAACAAAGAAGCAACAGACCAAATTGCGAAGTTCCTCGGTCGTGGCTTTGACTATAACAACCCCGAAGACATGAAACGGCTTGTGTCTTATGCCTATGGGATTTCAACCAAATACGGAGAGGCGGCAGCAGAACTTGCTTGTCAGATGTATGATGCCATTGGCCTTGCATCCGACATGATTTTAGATGCGGCTGTTCCGGCAGAAGTTGCGTCATATGGCGAAGTGGCAAAGACGGTATATGGAACCGCCAAGAGTTCACAGAATGTCGAGGAAATGGCTTCGGCAATTGGAAGACTTGTCAAAAGAACGGGGCAAGACACCACTCTGGGAAATGCCTTAAGAGATGGCGCTCAATTCGCATGGATTCCAAGCGGCGACACTTGCGCTTTCTGTATAACCCTTGCTTCTCGTGGTTGGCAATATGCCTCAAAGAATGCAATCAAGGGCGGACATGCAGAGCATATCCATTCCAATTGCGATTGTGCATATGCGATTCGATTTGACAACAAAACACAGGTCAAGGGATATGATCCCGACAAGTATTTAGAACAATACAAAGACGCAGAGGGTAGAACCTCGAAAGAAAAACTCAACTCCATGCGAAGAAAATACTACGCAGAGAACCGAGAAACGATTCTCGCCCAGAAAGCGGACGCTTATGCAAAGCGAGTGGAACTCAACAGTTCCGCAGCAGAAGAGATAAACGTTGATTAGAGCACTCAAAAGAGTGCTTTTTTCATACAATCAAGCAACGTGTGCTTAAAACACGGACATTTACTCATTGGAGGTAGAAAAATGGCTGAAACTGTGAATCAGGAAAACAACACCACGACACCCGAAGAACAAAAGACCTTTACCCAGGACGAATTAAACGCAATCGTCGGCGAAAGACTCAAAAGAGAGTCAGCTAAATATGCGGATTATGAAGATTTAAAGGCAAAGGCTCAGAAGTTTGACGAGTACACCGAATCTCAGAAGACCGAACTCGAAAAGGCGAACGAGAAAACAGCCTCTCTGGAAGCTGAACTCACAAGCCTCAAGAAAGCGAACGAGGTTCGGGAGATGCGTGAAAAAGTAGCTAAAGAAAAAGGAGTCCCCGTTGACCTTCTCACAGGTGACACCGAGGAAGAATGTGCGGCTTTCGCAGATAAGCTGAACGCTTACAAGAAGCCCGGCACTTATCCCAACGTGAAAGATGGTGGAGAGGTAAAGGGAAACTCCGGAAAAACAACAAGAGACCAATTTGCAGATTGGTTCGGTTCACTTAATTAGGAGGTTTATTATGGCAGGTACACCCACCAACAGAACAAATATCGACCTTCCTGTTGAGGTATCACAGGAAATCATGGCAAAGACTCAGGAAGCATCCGCTATCATGCGTCTTGCAAGACAGATCTCTCTTCCCGGAAGAGGCGTTGCAATCAATGTAATTACATCAGATCCCACGGCTGCATGGGTAGGCGAGACAGAGAAGAAGCCTGTTTCTAATCCCGGCTTACAGACCAAAATCATGAGAGCTTACAAGCTCGCTGTTATCGTTCCTTTTTCAAACGAGTTCAGACGTGATGCCGCAGCTCTCTATGATGAGTTAGTTCGCAGACTTCCCGCCGCTCTCGGACAGAAGTTTGATGCAACCGTATTTGGCAACGGTGCAAAGCCCGGTGACGATTTCGACAACTTCGCAAACGTTACAAAGCAGAGCCTTGCGGCTGATGTATACCAGGGCCTTGTTGCAGCAGACACAGACGTTGCTCTTCACGGCGGCGTTGTAACAGGTTATGCTGTTTCTCCTCAGTTAAGAGGACTTCTTCTCGGTGCGACAGACGAGCAGAAGAGACCTTTGTTTATCAACAACACAGCAGAAGGTGCTATCCCTCGTTTGCTCGGTGCTCCCACCTATCTTTCAAAGGGTGCATTCGTACAGGGTTCTCCTTCCGTTGTAGGTGTAGCCGGTGATTGGAGCCAGGCAATGTACGGAACCGTAGAAGGCGTAGTTGTAGACTACTCTTCAGACGCAACTCTTGACATTGGCGGCGGACAGTCAATCAACCTGTTCCAGCAGAACATGTTTGCAGTTCGTGCAGAAATCGAAGTTGGTTTCCGTGCCGACACTTCTGTTTTCAACGCATTAACAGCAAGCTCCGTTCCTTCAATCTAAGATGGTTAAGTTTATCAACCACTTAACAGGGACAGAAATGTTTGTTGCGGATGATCGTGTTGATGAATATATCAGGGCAGGCTTCAAGCCTGCCTCTGATGATTCTGACGGTCAGCAGACAAAGAAAGCTCCTGAGAAGCCCAAGAGAGACAAAAAGAAATGAGGTAAATGATGGCAGCATACGCAACAGTCAATGACATTGAAAGCAGAATGATGAGAACTTTATCGGAAAAAGAAGAAGACGTTGCAGAAAATCTCCTTGATGATGCGGCTGTTCTCATTGATTCCTATAACAAAGACGCAAATGCAGAAGCAAAGAAAGTTGTTTCATGCAGAATCGTCATAAGAGCACTCGGAGACGGTGACACATCAATCCCTATGGGAGCAACACAGGGTTCACAATCTGGACTCGGTTATTCTCAGTCCTGGACAATCGGACAGGGAGGCTCAACAGGTGAACTATACCTGGGACGGACAGAGAAGAAACTTCTCGGAGTCGGAGACCTTATCGGTTCGCATTCCCCTGTGGAGGATTTGAAATGAAAGGAACCACGATTCAACTATTAGACAAGGTTCAAACGGGAGTCAATCCCTTTAATGAGCCAATAATTGAAGAACAATGGGTTGAAGTCAAAGGAGTGCTTGTGGGACAACCCACAACAGATGATATTACAAACACACTTCAACTCTTCGGAAAGAGGGTCGAGTATGTTCTCGGAATCCCCAAAGGGGACACCCACAATTGGGTTGATACGGAGATTATTCTTCCCAAACCCTTTGACGGACGTTTCAAAACTATCGGCTATCCTATGACCGGAGAGGAAGAGAACATCCCCCTAAAATGGGGACAGAATGTCAAGGTTGAGAGATATGGCTAAAAAAGTGAAGTATGTCACGAATCTCAAAGGCATAAATGAGCTGATGAAATCCGAAGAGATGCAAAAAGCATTATCGGACGCAGGACAAGCGGTTGCAAACGCAGCCGGGGACGGTTACGAATCCGAGACAACGACAATCAATTGGATTGGAATCACAAAAGTTAGAGCCGTCACAGCAAAGGCTTACAAAGAATGCCTTAAAAACAACACACTTTTAACAGCCCTTGGCTCCACAGGATTAAGGATGACCAAATGATTGAAGAATTATTAATTGCAGAACTAAATACTAGATTGAGATTTCCAATCTACACGTCAGTTCCTGGGGAGATGCCTGAAAGGTTTTATGTCCTTCAGAAGACAGGCTCAAGATTTGAAAATCAAATCAAAGAGTCAACCATTGCAATTCAATCCTATGGAAAGAACGTCTTTGAGGCAGCAAGCATGAATGAAGACCTTAAATCGGTTATGCTTTCCCTCAACGAGCTTGACGAGATTTCAGCCGTTGATTTAAACGGCGATTACAACTATACGGACACACAGACCAAGAGAAACCGCTATCAGGCGGTTTTTGTTATTACACACTATTAGGAGGTAAACCATGAACACAGCAACTAATGTTTCAACAGGTAAGCCCAAAGTGACAGGCGGTGTTTGGAGAGCACCCAAAGGAACCGCAGTTCCCACAGATGCCACATCCGCATTGTCAAATGCTTATAAGTGCCTCGGCTTCGTTTCAGAAGATGGTGTTGAGAACACAAATGATATGAGCGTTTCCACAATCAAAGCGTGGGGCGGTCTTGTTGTTTATCGTTCACTTGAGGAGCTGAATGACGAGTTTGGCTTCGGCCTTATCGAGTCTTTGAACCCTGATGTTCTCAAGGCTGTCTACGGAGAGGACAATGTTACAATTGACGCTTCCGGCAATATTGATGTTGCCGTTAAAGCAGAAGACCCCGTTGAGGGTGTATGGATTTTTGAACTTGCTCTTCGTGGCGGAGTGGCAAGAAGAATCGTGGTTGAAAATGGTGCAATCGTAGGAAGAGAGCCCATCACATACAACGATTCAGATCCTATCTCTTACGGGATTACATTGGCAGCATACCCCGGAGCAGATGGAGCAACACATCACGAGTACACAGCTCCCGTTGCATCCATCTAAGAAAGGTAAAAGGTAGAAAAAATGGTTAAAGGAAAGACAAAGAGCGGAATCAAGTTTCAGATAGATGAACGCATCAAAGAGGATGCAAGGTTCCTCTATTACCTGAACAAACTCGGCAAGCCCTCAGATGATTTGCAGGAGACTAGTTCAACACTCATGGGAATGATTGAATTGATATTCGGCAAAGAAGAAGGCGTTATCAATTTCATGAACGAGGTTGCAAATGCACATGGCGGCATTTGTAGCGGAGAGAATATGTTTGCCGAGTTAAGAGAGATTTTGGAGAAGGTAAATGCAAAAAACTCATTGCCCTCGCCCAAATGATTAATTTAGGCGAGGATGAACTCATTTGCGATTTAGCCGAAACCTATAATCTATATTTTGATTCTTTTGTCAGTAATCCAAACGAATGGCCCGAAACAGACGAGCCAATTCCATTAAAAGACATTTTCGGGAGAGAGTTTAAACCATTGTTGGTTGCGACTCTCTCTTGTGGTCTTTCGGACACTTCAAGAATCAAGATGAAAATCACAAATAGGAAAGCAAGTCTTGACCAGATTCTTTTGGCAGCAAGCGTTGACAGATTAAGCGTTTTGATTTGGCAAAAGACGAAGGACGGACAAAAGAATAGAAACCGCCCGAAGAGCGTTGTTGACACTCTCCTGGGTGACAAGAAAAAAGACGAGTTAGAAGTCTTTGAAAACGAAGCCGCATTCGAGGAATGGTATAGAAAGACGAGGACTTAACATGGCCGACATTGGAACAGCGTATGTCTTAATTGAACCCTCAGCCAAAGGGCTTGGTGGAAAAATTGAAAATGAGATGAACGGAATCGGCGAAAAGTCCGGAAGCGCATTCTCAAGTGGCTTTGGAAAGGTTATCGGCGGAGTTTCCAAGGTGGCACTCGGAGCCGTAACCGCAGGAGCAGGAGCCATGACAGCCGTAACAAAGCAGGCTGTTTCAGCTTTTGGAGAATATGAACAACTTGTCGGCGGAGCAGAGTTGATGTTCGGTGATGCCTATGACGTTGTTGCAAAGAATGCAGAAACCGCTTTCTCACGAGTGCAGATGTCGCAGAACGATTATCTGAGACAGGCAAACAGCTTTGCAACAGGTCTTTCGGAGGCTTTAGGCGGAGACAAAAACGCAGCAGCCAATCTTGCAGACAGAATCATCACGGCAGAAGCCGACATTGTAGCCGCAACAGGAAACACGGCGGAGAACGTAGAACACGCTTTTGCCGGAATCATGAAGAACAACTTCACCATGCTTGATAACCTTCAAATCGGTATTACACCGACCAAAGAAGGCTTTCAGGAAGTAATCGACAAGATGAACGAACTCAACGGCACAGAGTACGAGATGGGTAATCTTGCCGATATGCAATCAGCATTGGTTGATTATATTGATTATGTTGGGATGGCAGGCTATGCAGAGGAAGAGGCCGCAGGAACCTTCCAGGGTTCTTTGGCAATGCTTAAAGCATCATGGCAGGACACATTGACCGCTTTGGGCTCTGGTGAAGGTGTAGACGAAGCCGTTCAAAAAGTGGTTTCTTCGGCAAGCGTATTTGCCAAGAACCTTTTACCAATAGTATCGAACGCCGTGTCCGGCATAAGCACATTAATTGCGGAGCTTGCTCCCGTAATTGCAGCAGAACTCCCCAACTTATTAACCGAGTCATTGCCTGGCATCCTTGAAGCAGGTATTTCAGTAGCGCAAAGCCTTGTTGAAGGAATTTTAACAGCTTTGCCTTCACTTCTCCCAAGCATTGTAAATTTCGTCATTGGCTTGGGTAACATGATTATCTCAAACCTTCCATTACTCCTCAAAACAGGATTAATGATAATCATTGAATTGGCAAAAGGCATTGCCGCCGCAATCCCCGAACTTATTCCAACAATCACAGAAGTCATTGTTGAGTTGGCCATGATGTTGACCGACCCCGAAATGTTGGTTTCACTAATTGATGCGGCTTTGCAGATCATGATTGCTTTGGCGGAAGGTCTTATTGTAGCCATCCCTCAGTTGATAGAACGGCTCCCCGAAATCATTGAAAGATTGGTGTCAGCCCTTATCGATTTAGCCCCTCTGCTCCTTGTTGCAGCCGGAAAATTGGTCTTAACTCTGGCAGAAGGACTTTTGAAGGCCGTGGGTTCTTTGGTGAACGCAGTTGTTGAATTGTGGAATCGCTTGAAAGAAACATGGACTTCTAAAATCGGTGATGTCAAGAAATGGGGCAAGGATTTAATCGATAACTTCATAAATGGAATCAAAGAGAAGTGGGAGAGCTTTAAGCAGACTCTTTCAGATCTTGCAAACACCGTCAAAGAGTTCCTCGGTTTCTCCGTTCCTGAAAAAGGCCCCTTGCATGAATGGGCTTATAAGAACCCTGGTTATGATATGGTTGCTCTTTTCACCGAGGGAATGGAAGAAGCTACACCAAACCTTGAAGCGGCCTTGTCACAGAACATTGCATTGCCTATGTATGATGCAATGGACTTCTCAGCGACATCAAACGGCGGAGCAGGAGCAACAAACGTGACAGTCAAGCTCGAAGGTGACGCAAGCAAATTCTTCACCTACATACAAGACCAGAACCGAATCTATAAGAAGATGAACGGAGAGAGCGCATTTGCTTAAGGAGTAATAAATGGCTAACACATCATTATTCATAGTGAATCAAACAGACTTTTCCGCAAATATTGAGGTCGGTTCTTACAACATCAAGGAAAAGCTGAAATACAAAGATTTTGAAGATGCAAACGGACGGACACACCGGAGATTTATCCGAAACCGCATTGAGGGCAAATTCAAGATATTCTTCAGAACCATGACAGAATACTTTAATTTCGTGAACACCATCAAGGCGGCAAGGAGTCCCCAGGATTCTTCCGTTCCTGTTTCCGTCTACGACATTGATTCGGGCGAGATAAAGCAGATAAGTGCTTTTATTGATTTCGATTCGGCAATCAATCTTGATGGAACAATGAATCCTTTTATAGATCCTTTCGAGGTCAAAGTTGAGGAGAGATAAACATGATTAGAATCTCCGAAGAATCAAAAGCAGCTTACAAGAATGACTTCTCAGACAAGCAAGTTGTTATCACGATTCCGGGCAAAGAAACAACCTTGACGAATGATGATTTGATTCTGGAATCAATGGAGTTGAAAGAAGCCATTGAGAGCGGAGAAAATCTTTCATTCACAGGATGTATTGCAAGTTCGTTGACATTTGAAACACTTGAGCTGTTTGATGAAACGCTTGTGGGAGAGTATATAACCGCAGATATAACAGCAATGGACGAAGATGGGGAACCGACAGAAACGGTTCCTCTTTTTCGTGGATTTGTAGATGTAGTCACTAATTTGACTCACGAGGAATACACATCAAAGATAAGGGCCTATGATGCGTTATATCTTATCAATCAGATGGATGTAACCGCCTGGCGAAACTCTTTGACATTCCCTATCTCGGTATATAACCTCAGAAATTCATTTTTCAATTACATAGGATTGGAGCAGGTTGCGGATTATCTGCCAAACGACAACATCAACATTCCTTCCCCTCAGATAGAGGACGCAGTTGTTACCGGTGGAAAGATAATCAAAGCATTATGCTCAATCAATGGTCGTTTCGGAAGAATATCAAGAAACGGCCTTTTTGAATACGTTCATTTGGTTGAAGGCACCGAGGCGATATATCCTGCCGAGGATCTATATCCGGCAGATGATTTATATCCCCACGCAGAAAACGCCGTTGATAATGTGGCGAAAGCCAATTACTCAACATTGGAGTTTGAGAACTATCAAACAGAGCCAATCGGCAAGGTGCAGGTTATCAACAAGAATGGTGCAATTGCTTCTTCATTCGGTGAAGGGACAAACACATTCACCTTGAAAGACAATCCTCTCGTTTGGGGACTTAATCAGGAGAATGTGAACCAGGTTGCAATCAACCTTTACAACACGGTTCGAGGCATTTGGTATATTCCGGCAAGAACCGATTGTGTTGGACTTCCCTATGTCGAGTGCGGCGATTTCATTGTCCTGAATGCTAGAAGGTCATTAGTTCGAGCTTATGTCCTTCAAAGAACCTTGAAAGGTATCAAAGCGTTGACTGATGAATTTGTAGCTCTGGGAGATAAGACTCAGCCGAGTTATATTCCTTCGTTACAGTCTCAGGTAAATGCAAACACAACCGCAATCGAGACAGAGACAAGCAGAGCAAGCTCCGCAGAGTCCTCATTGAACACGGGACTAAACAACGCAAACAACAGAATCAGTCAAGTCAATGCGGATTTAGTAAATACAAAGAACATTGTTGCAGGCAAAGCAAATATATCCGACTTAAACGCTACAAATGCAAATGTCAACAATCTGTCTGCACAGGTTGCAAACGTCAACAATCTTGTAGCAAGCAAAGCAAGCATATCTGATCTAAACGCATTAAGGGCAAGTATTAATTCCCTAGATGCAAGAGTGGCATCAATCGCCCTGGGAACATTCCGAAGCGTGAATTGCAATAATATCACTTCGGGTTCGGCATCATTTTCAAGCTGCACGGTTGGCGGAAGAAATGTAGATACGAGATTTGGAGCGATTGAGAATTATATAACCCGATTTGCTTCGGCAATGCAGAAACACGGATGGAGTTACTAATGAATAGCCGAATGAGAATGTTTCAAGATGAATTAACCGAGCTTGTGAACAAGTTCAATGACGTGCCATTTGAAGCACGTTTGATGGCTTTAGAAATAACCACGCTGAAGGTTCAATCTTTGGCGGACAAAGCAATTCTCAAAGAATTGGAGGAAGAGCAATGCAAAAAGCCTACAACCGAATAAATTATGAGAACTATCCTTCCGAGAAAACCCCACTAAACGAAACCAACCTAAACCGAATGGACTCAGGTCTGAATGAGGTTGACAACCGAGTTATTGCCCTGGACACCACAAAACTTGATGTCGCAACCGCAAACAGTTTAGTGCAGGCCGTAAACATTGATAACAACACCGGTGTAATTACAGTCCGCAAGTTTGATGGCTCGGAAGTTCAGCTTAACACAAACCTTGCTAAGATTACCCTGAATGCGTCCTACGATTCACAAACACAGCAGATCCTTTTGACACAATCAGATGGAACCGTTGCCCGAATCGATTTATCGACGCTGATTCAGCAGAATGAGTTTACCGATACGACAACAATTACATTCTCGGTTGTGCAGGGCGTTGTTTCAGCAAACGTCAAAGCTCATTCAATCACGGAAGAACACTTGCAGACAAATTTCCTTGCAGACATCCGAGTTGCAGAAGCAAATGCAAGAGCTTCCGAGGTAAACGCTGATGCTGACGCAATTCTTGCGGAATCATACGCAAAGGGTGGAACAGAATCACGAACCGGAGAAGACACGGACAACTCCAAGTTCTACTCCGAGCAATCTCAAGCATATAGAAACGCCTGCGAGAACTTCAGAGATGAAGCCCAGGCGTTAGTTGATACGGCAACCGCTAGATTGACAGGTTTAACAATGCAGGTCAATTTCACAGACGGTTGCCTTTATTATGACGTAGCCACCGGATTGATTTTATCAGTTGACTCTACAACCGGAGATCTCATGTGGGAAATTACGGCTTCAAGAAGTGCATAAGAAAGAGAGGAAAGTTAAATGGTAAGTGCAGGCAGAATATTGATTCTTCCCAAAGGTGATTGGAATAACACCACAATGTATAACATGCTTGACCTTGTTTCTTACAATGGCATCACATGGCTTTGTAAGAGACAATGCGTGGGAATCACACCGAGCGTTGAACAGGTTGAATATTGGCAGCAGTTCGGCTCCGCAGCTCCCATTGCATCAACAAGCGTTGCAGGTCTTGTAATGCCTGATGGAACTACAATCACAATCGACCCCGCAACAGGAGCCATTGCAGTTCCCATTGCAAAGACAAACGGTGTCGGACTTGTTAAGCCTGATGGAACATCTATCACAATTGATGCGAACGGCGTTATCAGTTCCGCAGGTGGCAACCTTTCCAACCTGGGTGACGTTGCAATCACAGCTTTACAGAATGGACAGACGATCATTTGGAATGCGGCCAATCAGAAGTGGCAGAATGGTGACGTTGCGGGAACCCTTGCCGCTTTAAGTGATGTCACAATCACAGGCGCAACAGACGGACAGATTTTTGCTTATTCCGCTTCCCAGGGCAAATGGATTAATGCGACCGCAGAATCCACCTTATCAAGTTCAACTAAGCCCATCCAGACAAAGGTTGTTAAGGATATGGCCTCAGATGTAATCGAGACATTATCCGCAGGAGCTTCCCAGGCATATTCCGCAGGGGATTTGATAATGTGCTCTAACGGCAAGTGGTACAAGGCTATCACAGACATTTCGCAGAATCAGACCTTAACCGCAGGTGGAAACGTAGAAGAGACATCTCAAAGAGCGTTAAACACAAATTTAACTCAATCTTTAGTTGACATAGAACTCAAGTATGATTCCACTACTGACAAGCCCATGTATAGGGAACGAGGTGCTGATACATGGCTCCCTTTTAGTTCCGATTTAAAGAAAGTAACAACCACGACAAGCCTTCAAGGGAATACTCAAAAGACTATCACTATCGAAGGTTTAACAAGTATCAGAATGGCAAGGGTTGTATTCCAAAACACGTATGGCTATATCGGTATTCAGCCCGAGGACGGAACTTATTATGTCGGGAACACAAACGGCTATTCAAACTTGGGTATAAGGTCAATCAATGGAAACCAAATAACGCTTTTATGGGACGGCGCAATAACAATTTCGTTTGATGCATGGGGCATTTGACACGTTTAAAACTCAATGTCAGTATTTGAATCATACGTTTTACCAACCGTTGAACCTGCGGGATAAGCGACTCCGCCAATAGTACAATCTACTTTATTATAAATTGAGTAGGATGTCGAGCTGGTACCGCTTAATCGAATAAGGTCATCCTCGTAGAATACACCTGTTCCACCTGCACGGTTCGGTGCCATTGATACAACCTCACCTGAATTGGTGGTTTCACCGTCATAATAAATTCTTAATTTTGCAGAAACAATGTAGGCGGTTGCCGAGCTGTAATATGTATAGTAGTTCGATACATTTATTTTGGTTATCTTGGCACCGCCATCATTAAAATTTTGCCAAGTCGAGCCTCCGTCCATTGAATATTGACCCTTGCCCGACTGACTATCTTCACGGAACTCAAAGCCGCCCAAAGATTGTGTTAAATTTGTGTTTCACGCTATTTTGGCAAATTTAACAAAGCACCCAAAATGTAGTCCAAATCAACATTTTGTAATTTAAGACCTCAGAGGTCTTTTTTTAATGTGAAAGGAGAAACAAAAATGAAATATTACGTTCACAGAGTAGAGTATAACAAGACAGCCCAGGCTGAGAACAGAGTTATCACTCCCCACGATACCTATGATTCAGCTCTGGAGAAATTCCATGAATCAATGAGAGATGATATTCACAATCCCGACATCTCCAGAGGCAACGTTATAATCACCAATCAGAACGGCGCAATTCTCAAAAATGAATATTGGGAAGAGGTACAGACACCTTCCGTATAACCATGAAATCTTGTGAAATCCAAGCCGAGACAACCGACTCGTGGGGTTAAAGCCCCCATACCTTTTAAGAAAGGAAGAGGAGCATATGTCGCAGACAGAATTTATTGGCTATGTCATGGTATACGGAGTAATTTTAATTGTTGCCCTCATATCCATTATCAAGCCAATCATAAATCTTTCAACAGCTATACAGAAACTGAACGACACCATTGACCGAATCAACAAGGATGTAACCGAGGTTGAACAGGAGGTCAAAGGTCATGATACATTTTTGCACGATCACGAGACAAGAATAACCATCCTCGAAAAAGGAAAGGAGAGCTGAACATGAAGAAAGAAGATATTATTCGCAAACTGACTTCCCGAAAGTTTTGGGTAGCTTTAATCGGTTTTATAACCGCTCTTTTAGTTGGCTTTAATGTTGATGCGGCTTCCGTTGAGAAAATCACATCAATCATAATGTCCTTCGGCTGCTTGATTGCTTATGTCCTGGCAGAAGGTTTTGCAGATGGCAAAGGCAACAACGACAAGGAGTAGCTTATGGTTATAGATCTAAGCGAAAACAACACAGTCCTGAATTGGGACGAAGTGAAAGAGAATGTTGAAGGCGTGATTTTGAGATGCGCTTACAGAGGTTATAAATACCCTACCATCAAAGAAGATAAGCGCTTCAAAGAATACGCATCCGCTTGCAACTCAAAAGAAATCCCTCTGGGAATTTATTTCATGTCCCAGGCCATCACAGAAGAAGAGGCGAGAGAAGAAGCTGAGTATACAGTTGCAAAAGCAAAGGAATACAATGCAACACTTCCACTCTTCATTGATTCTGAATGGAGCAACAACAAACACACAGGCCGAGCAGACTCACTCAGCAGAGAAGACAGAACTGCAATCACTCTGGCATTCATGAAAAGAGTCGGTGAACTCGGATTCATTCCGGGAGTTTATGCGTCTGAAAGTTGGTACACGGAGCACCTTATCTATGATGCCCTGAGACAGTATTACATCTGGGTAGCAGATTACGGAAGAAACACAGGGGAGATTGTTTCGGTTATATCATTACCGAAATATGATCTCTTTCAGTTCACAAGCAACAGAAGAGTTCCGGGAATACAGAATCCCATTGATTGTTCTGTTTACCCAAACGAGCTTCCAAATCCCGAACCGCATCCGGAAAGAACAATCACCAACATGCCAATATTGAGAAAAGGATCTATTGGAAAAGCTGTCAAAATATGGCAGATAATTGTTGATGCACAACCGGACGGAATGTTCGGAGATGTAACCTTGCAGAAAACAAAACAGTTCCAGAAAGATAAGAAGATAGAGGTTGATGGAGTAGTTGGCCCTATCTCGTGGAACACCGGCATTAATTCCATTTAGACATATATTCCTCACTTAAACAAAGAAGGCTCTCTTGGGTTTACCCCAGGGGAGTCTTTTTTGTTGCCTAAAGATATAAAATGTGCTACAATGTCCCACGACTTGTTTCAGGTCATTCAGAGAGTAGAAAAGGTGTCTTGCAGGGGTGCGGATGCCTTTTCGCATTTTATGTGATATAATTACTAATGACAACATGATGTTCTTCGGGTAGACTTTGTCGGATTTATCCACGAAATTACCCACGGAGTTCACGGAAGCCACAAAACACTATACTTTTAATCGTTCGCTCAACTTATTCGACTCCCGTCTACTCCACGACAAGAAAAAGGGCGGAAATGCGACATTCTTTGAAAGAGTGCCAACGTTTCCGCCTTTTCTCATGCCTTATTTTATTAATTAAAATTATAAAAAATTAGCCACATTAATATAAAATTATCCACGGAATTATCCACGGTATTCACATTAGGCTATCGAATTTATCAGAAATGGCCTTTTGAGACTCTTCGGGGTTTAGATTGTACCGATAAGCCCTTCTCATAACCGAATCGGTCGACCATCCACCATATGACATTATCTGCTCCGTTGTGAAGCCTTCCTTGTGCAAATAAGCAACGGCAAAGTGGCGGAGCATGTGAAACTTGAATCTAGGAATAGAAAGGCTGTCTTGAACAGAATGGAGCCTCTTGTTTAACATTTGAAGACTTCCTTTATAGAAACCTCGCTCTCGGATTAAAGCTGCCAAAGAGTCGGGAATCCTTATTCGCCTCTTAGAGGCTTGAGTCTTAGGCTCCTTAACCTCAATTTGATTCTCTTCATTCAAGACAACCGCCTTGTTGATACTCAAGACGTTTCCTTTTAGATCCTCGGAATTAAGAGCACATATCTCTCCACGGCGCAAGCCAAGCACTCCAAGACGGAAAGGGACTTCGTATTCTGTCCCCGAGACAGCATCCAGAATTCTTTTTATATCATCCGTGGTGGGTTCATATTCTGCTCTGGGCTCCTCAGTCTTAAATGAATACGAGAAAGAGAACTTCGGACGGAATTCGGCAAAGACCAAATTAAGAAAGCCCTTAAGGTTCTTTGTAGACTTTACAGAGTGAGTCTTTTCATATCTCTTAAGTTCCTTCCTTATATCTTCCTCAGAGACATCAAAAAAGCGAAGCTCCTTAAATCCCTCGGAGATATTCCGAACCATGCTTGCATAAGCTCTGATGGTAGCAGGAGATAAAGACTTGGAACGGCTACGGCAAGAGTCCAGGTATTTATCAAGAAAATCTCCCACGGCTGCCGAATCCTTTTTCTCTTCCTTCTCTTCCAGAAGCTCTGCCATGATAAGCACAGCTTCCTTCTGAGTAGGTTTAAAGGAAACTGTCTTCCGATAGAGCTTGCCTTTATACATTTGGGTTATTCGATATGATCCCGAAGGAAGTTTCTCGATTGTCATTGATATTTAACCTCGACTTTACACTTTAAATCTTCAAAATTAGGATATACATTATCATTCACGACTTCTTTATACTCTCCGCCACTTACCCAGGCGGAAACGGAAACATTCTTCCCTTTCTTAAGAATCTGCTTCACATCAAGGCAATAAGCAGCAGGAACGTGTCCAATTTGAAGACCATTAATCAAAACCATAACAGCGTTCTTATCATATTGATTAGTTGGTTCGGGAACAAGCGAAGCCTCTGTTGGGTATTTGTAGCGATAAGTCCTTCCTTTACCCTTCTGGACAAGGGACTCGTTGTCCAATTTGTATTTTTTAACTTCGATTTGTAATTTCTTCAAGTTCTCTTCATAAGCAAAAAGCCCGGCAACCTCAAAACGGAAAGCCTTGAAAGCGTTCTTTTTCTTCATATAGTCCTTAATCGAGGTTGCAATATCAATTATCCATCCGACACCAAAAAGACCCAGGGTGAGAAGATATAAAACACCTAACCCTTTCTGCTTCTTATAGAACCGATAAGCACCGGCCCAACCAAAACAAATTGCGAGTATTATTCCTTTCATTCCTTTTCTCCCTTCCTTAATTTAGACATTTCTTTTTGATAAGCCATAAGACGTGCAGGCATCCTGTTATCAGTAAGACCAATTAAATAATCCAAGCTAACATCATAATACTGAGCAAGGATGGAAGCGTAGTATAAAGAAGGTTCATTGATTCCGTTTTCCCATTTTGAAATCAAGCCCTTATTAATCTCAATATTGAAACGATTCTTCAAGTCATAAACCAATAAATCAAGAGTCAAACCCTTATCATTTCGCAAATCTTTGATGCGTTCACCAAAACCTGTTGTTGCCATTTTTATACCTCCTTTCTCCTTGTATCGGACATTATACCATAAAAAATTATAAAAATATGAAAAAAAATGTTGCATAATCGCAACAAGTGTGTATAATAGGTTTTAGAAAGTTTCAAAAAAGCAACAAAGAAAGGAGCAAAAGGATGAAGACTTTAAAATTCAAAGCGTGGCTTGTTGAACACAACATTCGCCAAGGTGAAGTGGCAGACCTACTCAACATCACCTTTGAATCTGCGAATGCAAAGATTAATGGGAGACAGGACTTCACACTTCCACAGGTAAAGACGTTATGTGTTCATTACGGCCTTAGTGCTGATGAATTTTTTATCTAAAAGTTGCGAAAACGCAACGGAAAGGAGAAAACAAATGGCAGACAAGAAGATTGAAGCAGAATTAACAGGCGCTTGTAAGTTTTGCGGCCAGACAACAATCCTTCCTGATCCGAAGGAATGGGAATGGGAATCGGCGGAGGAAGAAGCAACAATGAAATGCACCTGCTTAGATGGTCAGCACTATCGTTCAAGACAGTTTGACCTTAAGACAGCAGAAGAGAACATTGAGCTTTTATTTACCAAGTTCCCGGATGAAACGAGAAACTTCATTAAGAAGGCAGCCATAGCCGTTGAAGATGGCCAGATTGAAAAAGCCGTATTCAAGTTATCAGATGAAGTAACCGCAACTGTTAAACTTAAAAACTCCCATCTTGCTATTGAGAGGAAAAAGTTAGAAGTGACAGAAATGGAGACCATTTAAGATGCCAAGGACAAATCTTCTGAAAACTAAATATAGGCTGAACGATTTGTCCTTGTATATCTTAGGGACAATGAGAGTGCAGAAGATTACTCAAAGCGAGATGGCAGCAGCCCTCGACATGACTCAGAGTAATTTCTCCCAAAAGGCAAAGGCCGCAACGTTTACGGCCAGGGACTTAATTATCATATTTGATAAGCTCGGCACTCCGGAAGACAAGATTGGTTCATTACTGAAAGGAGACCACAATGGCAGACATTGACTTAACCTTTGTTGAAATCGCAAACGAAGAGAGCGAGAAGAAGAAACCCACGGTGCATGATGAGAAGGAAATCGCTCCCAGGTTCACGGAAGGAGTAAAGGCTTTCTATTTTGAGCTTGGGAAGAACACTCCGACAGATGAGAAGATGGCCCTTTTAGAAGGGATGGAAACAGACTTTATCTTTGACGAGTTAAAGAGAAGGTTCAAAGACCTTAACAGAATAATCGAAGGCATTACCTCAATAGTAACGAACACAGAGCCTATTGATGTAAGCCCGGAACGAATCGAAGCCTTAAGAGCAGACTTCAAAGAAGCCGAGAGAATCAAGAAAGAGTTCAAGGAGATTATGGATGCTTAATCAGAAGCAGATTAAAGAAAGACTCTTCAAGTTGCCGGAGAAGTTCATGGATGAATACAACAAAGGAAACTTTGCACAAGCGAAAGCGGCATATGATGATGCAATTCAGATTTCGGTGTTCGTGGAGTTGGATGAAGCAGAACAGATTAAGTTATTCGGAGGAAGGTCCTTCGGAGCAGAAGGAACAGGAATGTTCAACGAAGGAATGGTCCAGAGAGTCTATCGGGATGCAATAAGAAATCCCCGGTAGGCAGCCGGGGAAATCTCGTTCAAACCAAAAATAAGACCATATATATTGTAGCATGGTTTGAGCGAAAACACAAGTCCTAGAAGCGGAGCATCCGCTTTAGTACCACAATAAAGTTCTTAACGACTCGACCAAAGGAAACAATATGTATATCAAACAGACTGTAACAGCAGGTAAGACCATAGAGGTCAAAAAATATTATTCTTATAGATTCCATAACCCCGGCAAAAGAAAGAAAGCATCAAAACCAACTCCCGAAGCACAAAAGAAACTTAATCAAAGAAAGGCAGAGGATAGATTGACATGGTTGATGAATGGGAACTTTGAGGATGGAGACTATCACATAGTCCTCTCAAACCATTTAGATCCTCCCAAGTCAATCGAAGAGTTCCAGAAGAGAATAACAAATTGCATCCGAAAACTGAGGCGGATTAATCCCTCTATCAAATACATATACGTAAAAGAGATAGGCCCGAAGGGTTCAAAACACGTCCACATGGTAATTAAGGGCGTGAGCTTAGAAGAAATCAAAAGCGCATGGCCCTTCGGAAGCATAAACGCCGAACCTCTTTATTCCAAAGGCCAATATAGAAAGCTCGCATCTTACTTCGTTAAATACGCATTGAAGACAGAGCAGACGGAGTTGAGCCTGGGAGAGAAGGTAGGAAAGAGATGGTATGCATCCCAAAACCTAACCAAACCAAAGATAAAGAGAGAGATCATATTCGCCCACAAGTTCAGAGAAGAACCTAAAATCCCACGAGGCTATTATCTGGACAAGGAATCAGAACAAAGCGGAGTCTCAGAATACACCGGTTATGAGTATTACACCTACACACTAATAAAGGGGCCATGATGGAAGTCAACATATACACATACACCACGGCAAAAGCCGCCAAGAACAAGACAGTAGGCTTTGCCTACGTGATAGAAGCAATTATAAACGGCAAAGCCGCCACAGTCTCAAAAACAGGAGTCCTCTCTGACTGTGGGAAGAATGAAGCTGAAATCAAAGTTTTCAAAGAAGCTCTAGAACGAGTAAAATCGGGAAATTCTGTAAATCTGAATACCAAGAGTCAGTTCGTGGCAGCAGTCCTTGAAGGATGGCTTGATAAATGGATGGAGACAGGAACCAACTCCAAAGGAGAGCCGATAGCTGAAATCTACAAAGAAATAGCGGATCTACTCGCCACGAGACCTATTAAGGTAACTGAGGGAGAGCATGAATATTTAAAGTGGCTTATAGCCGAAGCAGAAAGGGCAAGAGATGGACGAAGCAACGATTAAAGAAGCCCTGGTTGTTGAGAGGGCAAGCTCCAACATTCTACTAAAGGACGTAGAGGCAGACATGAATTATTGGAGAACGCTTCTCAGATTTAATCGGGAAGAAAGAATAACCATAAGAAACAAGATGGCAGAACTTGAAACCAAAGAAGACCAGAAGAAGTGGAATCTATAATCCACAAGAAGGACGGGACCTGCTTCCTTTGTAGGTTGGAAGGAGACTTCTCCGAGAAGTACACGGAAGAACACCATATCTTCAACGGAGCAAACAGAAAACTCTCCGAGAAATACGGATTGAAAGTCCAGCTTTGTTTGTACCATCACAGGGAAGGAAAGGAAGCTGTCCACAATAATCACGAAAAGATGATGCTTTTAAAAGCCCTGGGGCAGCAGGCATTTATAAAACATTATCCGGACAAAGATTTCAGGGAGATATTTGGAAAAAATTATATCTAACACAAGACCTTAAGGGAGGGAACAATGACACCGTACTTGATTATAGGCATTATCGGAATAATCATGCTTGTTGCCGGGGTGATTATATTAGGCTATGCGCTGATAATATTCGCTCTGGACTTCATACAGAAATACGAAAACGGAGGAAGAAAAAAAGATGAATAAAGCAATACTCATGGGAAGACTCACACGAGATCCTGAGATTCGATACCCACAGAACCCCGATTCAAAACCCGTGGCAAGATTCAGCCTTGCCGTAGACAGAAGATTCAAAAGGGACGGAGAACCGGAAGCAGACTTCTTTGGTTGCACCTGCTTCGGTAAGCTCGCAGAGTTTACAGAGAAATATTTGAGAAAAGGCTCAAAAATCCTCGTTGAAGGAGTAATCCGCAATGACACCTACACCAATAAAGACGGTCAGAAGGTATATTCCGTCAATGTGATAGTTGAGAACATGGAGTTTGCAGAAAGCAAGAGAAATAGCGAAAATACTCGTTCTGATAACAATTCAGACGGATTTGACAACAATTCCGACGGATTCATGAACATACCGGACGGAATTGACTCCGAACTTCCTTTTGCGTGAGGTATAGACATGGCAGGAAGAAGAGCAATTGACAGAGAAGAGATAAAGAGACTCCACGGGGAAGGACTCACCGACAGGGAAATATCAGAGAGGTTGGGATGTAGTTACGAGCATTTAAGAAAGCTCCGAGAGGCAGCAGGACTCGAACCCAACCCCGAACCCTTTGACGAGGGAAAGATGATGGCCCTTTATAAAGCACATTGGAGCGTTCACATGATAGCAGACGAGATGGGCGTTGAAGATGAAGAGATAAGGAGAAGGATTAGAGATGTTACAAGACAGCATTAAGGAGCTTGCCATCAGATACAGCTTCAAAGAAGAATTTGGTGAACAGATGCCTGAATACTTCGAGGCCCTTGATGATGGCATTCAGAGTATAAACGCACAGATCCAAATCAAAGAGCTTGTGAAGAACTTCAAAATCAAGCATGGAAGAGAAGACCTTATAACAGCAGGTGAGGCAGCAGACCTTCTGGAGTCTGTAATGATTGGGAGGGTGTAATGATAACTGATGTAATAAAAGAATTGCAGGCTTCAACCGCAAAACGAAAAATCTACTATTTTGATTCGATAGAGCGAGCGAGAAAGACCAGAACAAATTGGTTTAGGCAGTTAAAGCACAGAGAGATTGAAAGGAAAGTCTACATGGAGCAGAAAGAGAACTCAATAGCGGTTGAATTAATCGGAGAGATTGACCTTGAAGCTATGGAGAGAAAGCCGGAAGAGAATCCCAAAGAGAAACCCGACAGAGGAGCCTTTTTAGACAAGCAGGCAACAAAGACACTTCCGGGGACAATGGAAAGCCTCAGACGCATAGCAAACGCAGCAAGTGAAATGCATATGAGTTATGGACAATATGTGGCGAAGTATGGAGACAGATTATAGGAGCAATTATGGCAGCAGGATTTGACGATTTAGAAGAATACAAAAAGCACAAAGCTGAAATGCATCAACAAATGGTGATGAAGCAAAATGTTCCATACTCGATAAAGCGTAGGATGGCTGAAAGCAGAATCAAAGAATTTTACAACGAATGCCAGAAACGAGGATTGAATTGCCATGTCTCGGTAGGCGGCCTCGATTCAATCGTCCTGGGAAGCCTTATAAGAGAAATGGGATATGGTCCCGAAGAAGTTCCATTCGTATCAGCATCAACTCTTGAAGATTTATCTATCCAGAAGGTTCATAAAGAACTAGGTTGCATTGTTGTCAAACCGCTAAAGAACAAGGTCAACATATTGCAGGAAGAAGGCTTCCCGGTTCTCTCAAAGAGAATTGCGAACAAAATCAACACCATAATGAACCCAACGGAAGATAACAAGACAGTTCGACATGCAATCATAACGGGCGAATGCGGAGAGCAAGGCCATTTTGCCACAGATTCCAAAATGCAACTTCCTAAGACGTATTTAAAACTCTTTGGCGGCTTTGATGAAGAAGGGAAAAAGCTTGGATATAGCAACCCGACCAATTTTAAAATATCGCATAAATGCTGTTATTACTTGAAAGAGGCTCCTTGCGATAATTGGGCGAAAGAAAATAACTCAGTCCCTTTCCTGGGGCTGATGGCATCCGAAGGTGGCCAGAGAGCAGATGCACTTGAAGAACATGGCTGCAACTACTTTGGAAAGACTACGGCGAGAAGTTGCCCGTTTGCATTCTTTTTTCACTCGGATGTAGTTCATTTAGCCGTAGATCTAAAAGTTCACATCCCCGAAATCTATGGAGAGGTAAAGATAAGCGAGAAAAAGAATGAGTTCGGGGATTATGAGTATTCAACAACAGGCGAGCAAAGAACCGGCTGCTCAATGTGCGGATTTGGCATTCAGTTAGAAAGCCGCCCTCATAGGTTTGACAGACTTTATGAGCGAAACCCTAAAGAATGGGACTTCTGGATGAATAGATGCTGCACAGACGAAGAAGGCATCAAATACGGATGGGGACGTGTGCTTGATTATATTGGCATTCCCTGGAGAGATCCTGAACATTGGTATTTGAACCCTAAAGGCGAAATGATTGAAGGACAGACAAACATATTTGATTTTATTGAGTAAAGGGGGAAGAAGCCACGAAAGGACAACTATCGATTTTTGATTTAACCCGGGTGGGACGGCCATGCGAATACAGATTCAACAGGTATATAGGCCAAGAGGTTTGGCTGAACATAACATCCGGAAGATATAAGGGAGTAATAACCGAAATAGAACCGTATTATACAACAGTAAGAGTGCCGGGGCACAATTGCGAATATGTTGGCACACCAACAACAATATATCCTGTTAAGCAATAAGGCAGCAGGCATAAAGAAAGCGAGGATGCTAAATGCAAGGAGAATGGAAGCCCACAGGAATCAATCTCAAGGAAGCGATAGAAAAATACATGGAATACTTCTTTGGAACAGATGAAGGTAAACAGTTCTTAAAAGAGGTTATTCGGAAGAACACAGAGAAAATGACGTTTGAGACAGAGATTCACGAAGAAGCGACCATGGTAATACAAGAACACAAAGAAGAATGGTGGCTTGAACCGAGCCTGTGCAAGAAATGCGAAAAAGAATTTATGGCTCCGGATGAGGGTGCAAAATATTGTCCTTATTGCGGACGAAAGATTGTAGGTGTATCAGATGGCAAAAGAACCATCTATGACTTTAACGAAGAAGAGGAGAAGAACAAATGACAATATCAATGATTTTACTATGGATTGCAGTAGTATTCGAATTTTTACTGATACTCGGATTGGTTAAGAGAAGCGAGGATGCCAAGACGGATATAGAGATAATCCGCAAAGCACTCATGACCTACGTGAATGAAGACTCCAACGCATTGAAGAATGTCCGAGAGTCAATCAAAGGAATTAATGAGTTGCTTAAATCTTTCGGGGAAGAAAAATAGATGTGTACTCTACTATGGCTATACCTAAAACTTAACAACGCAGGTTTACGGAATTGGGAAATCTTGCTGATGATCTATTTTGACTTTCTCTATTACCTGGCATTTAAGGTAGTTCGGAGAATGGGAAAGGAGCTTGAAGAAGACAATGAAACATGAAATCAAAATCCGGGAGGATTACATTGAGCCTATTCTTGCCAAAGAGAAAACCTTTGAAGTCCGAGAAAATGACAGAGGCTATCAGAAAGGCGATCTAGTCAAGTTTATTCCAATAAGCAGGCAGGGCATAACTTATCACGACCAGATACTTGAAGAAAAAACATATCAGATCACCTATGTTCATAGCGGATTAGGGCTTAAAGAAGGATATGTGGTGTTTGGAATCAAGGAGCTTTATCACGAAACGGAGGGATAACGAATGTTCTGGCAAATAGCAGCAGATGTAGTAATCCACATTGCAGTTATAGCTGCAATATTAGCAACAGGAATTATCACTTATGTTTTGTGGGATAACAGGGAGAAAAAGAAGCATGACAAATAAAGAAAAGCTGAGAGAGGTCTTCCCTAACACAATTTTCATCTTTCGTGAAGATGACGAGGGGATAAACGCAATTATGTGCTCAGATGAGTGGCTAGATAGTGAATATACAGCCCCCCAGGGAGAAGAAAGGAACGGCATCAAAGCCCTAGAGAAAGAGCCCAGAGAAGATGCTATAAGCCGACAGACAATAATTGATATGACAGGGTTATCAAATTGGTTTGAATCAAGTGATGATTACAATGATTTTGTTGAAGCAGTGTGCGCTTTACCCCCTGTCACTCCCATAAGACCTAAAGGAGAATGGAAATATGACAAAACTGTTCAAAATTGGCGGTGTTCTAAATGTAATGAAACACCAAAGACTTTGGGATATGTTGGGACAAAGGAATTTATGACAGAACATTTCAAATTTTGCAACCATTGTGGCGTAGATATGAGAGGTAAAACATGAGTAATTATCCAACATGGACTGAAAGAAAAGTATTTCCTGCAAAAGGTAATGTTGATGAACTTCAATCAGCACGTTGTAGTGCGTGTGGAAAATATCACACTACACCATATAGTTATTATTTTAATGAATTCAATTATTGCCCTAATTGTGGAATGAAAATGGTTAAAGCAGAAGGTGAGGAATGACATGGAAATGTATGAAATTACGGCAGAAATGAATCTGAAAAAGATTATTGCCGAATCAAGGGAAGTTGCACAAGCCTTGAATGAGTTTGCTAACAATCTTGAACGGATTGAAAAGAAGTATGCAGAGCCACAGGAAAGTGAGGAATAAATGACATTTGAGGAGCTGTTATCATCATTAGGCTTTAATCCAAAACAAGTATTATTCATACTTGCAAACATGACTTTTGACAAAAGCCGTATGCAATATGTTGTTACCAAGTTCGGAAAAGAATTATTTACACTTTCTAAAGAATTTGTTAATACACACGTTACCGAAACATATGACGATAAAGGTAACAGGATACCTATTGAGCACAGGGAAGGAGAATAACAGAATGCTGACATTGATTTTTATACTTTTAATTATTGCAACAGTTTTATCTTGTAAATCATATGATTTTGAAGAAATTGGGATTTTCACAGGAATAGGAGCGTTTATCGTAGGACTCGCAGTCGTTATTGTTACAATATGCCTGGTTGACGTGACTTACAGAGCGGACAAAATGATTCAGATATACACCGAGGAGAATGAGAAAGTCGAGAAAAAACTCGAAAACGCAGTACAGAACTATATGCAATACGAGAAAGAAATAATGATAAGCGTTTCGCCGGACACAGACACAATCAGCCTCATTTCATTATATCCAGACTTAAAGAGCGATAAGCTCGTAGAGTCCGAAATCGAGACTTACATCAGCAACAACAACAAAATCAAGGAACTTAGGACAGACAAGACATTGAAGAGCACATACAAGTTTTTGTTGTTCTTTGGTCACTAGGGGGCGAGTAAATGCATGAAATAAATGGCCTACGAGCAGAGCCGATACGCATTAATAATCTTGTGGCAGAACCCATTTGTTTCGGTAAAAGAAAGCTGACATATAAGCCTATCACTTGGAAAAACTGTCCGAGCGACTATACACCGCTTGACGGATTAAAAATGCAAACGCCAGAACCGCCAGAGCCTAGAAAATGCAAATGTTGTGGTGCGCCACTCACATATTACGAGGACTTTATAAGGTGCGAGTATTGCGGAACGATATACGAATAACTGGAGGCAAGAATGAACGAGACAGAAAGACTTTTGTTTTATATAGCAATGGAGCTTGTTGAGAAGCTGAATGAACACGGAATTGAGATTGACGGGTTCAACTCCTCAATAAAGAGCAACCTCAGAAGGCTCGGAGAGATAGAGAGGGGTGAGTAAATGGCCAAAATGACCAAAGCCGAATTAATTGAAATTGTTAAACATCATGAAGAAGGAACCGGAATCATAATGTCTGCGGGGCCACTAAAACTCTATTTGTTTTTCAAGGGTTCATGGAATCCCAAAGAATCATACACTTTATTTGACTTAGTTGAGTATCAGAACGAAGTGTACGTTTCAACGAGATACGACAACGGAATAGAGCCTGGCACAGATCCCAAAGCATGGACCACGTTTGATGAGTTCTACAACTTTTGCCATAAAGGAGAAAACGAGGAGGAGAATAAAAGATGCTAGGAACCGACATAGAGTTTCACACCGGGCATATGGGCGGAGATGCTTCAAGCGCTTACCGAATAACGTTACAGAGAACCTTCACAGTAAAGGAGTTTGTGGAGAGAGTTCTGAACGAGCGAGGAGAGTGGGGAAAAATTGAAGTCATACTACCCGACAGAACAACAGTCGCTTGGCTTAAATATAGTCACGGAGATATTACAAATGAATCATCAAACTTCGCTAGTTACTACGACCACACGATTGAAAGTGTTTTCGGTCATGGTGGTTGGAGCAATAGTAATTTCTATATCGAGGTAAAAGCATGAACAAGAGACAGGCAAAGAAAGCCTTTAAGAAGAAATATGGATGCACTCCGAATCAGGCAACCTATATTATCAAGATGTTTTCGGAGTTTGACTGGTGCGAGATTGCAAAAGGTATTGGCGAATCAATCAGCAAAATCATAAAAGCATTCACAGAAGCCATTCCCCATATCTCGATAGCGGTTACCGAATTTATGAAAGTAATGTACGGAGAAGAAGATAAAACATGAAACTATCAATCATAATCCCCACATATAACGCAGAACCCTACATTCACGAGCTACTTGACCGACTCAATCCACAGGTAACGGACGAAATCGAAGTGATAATCGTGGATGATGGTTCAAAGGTGCCTTTCAAGACCGATTATAAATGGGCGAAGGTAACAAGGCAGTCAAACAAGGGAGCTTCCGCAGCAAGAAACAGAGGACTCGCTATGGCACAGGGCGAGTATATCTCCTTTATTGACGCAGACGACTTGGTTTCCGAGGATTACGTCAATCAGATTCTAACCAAAATCGAAACCGAGGCCCCGGATTATATTTATCTATCCTGGGAGACCATGAAAGGTGGATGGCAATGCAGAGTTGTCCTAAAATCCTTAGAGGACGAATTTCCGAGCTTCAATTTGTGCGTCTGGAACCGAATTTATAAAAAGTCCCTTATTGGCAAGGTGACATTCAATGAAAAGAAGCTGATTGCAGAAGATGCGGAGTTTATTCGAGAGGTAGAAACCAAAGGCAAGAAAAAAGCCTTTATTGATACGCCCATTTACTTCTATCGGTCAGAAAACCCCGATTCGCTGACAAAGAGATTTGCAAAAGGCGAATTGAACACCAAAAGAATCGTCTATCACTTGCCACATATCACTAAGGACATGAAGAGCCTAGTTCACGAGGTCAAGGAAGCTGACAAGGACGCAGAAGTGATTATCATGACCTATCAGAACGAAATCCCTGAATTGAGTCGTTATGCCATGATAACACCGCCACAGAGAATGAAGGGAACGGAGTTGAGAGGCGAACCAACGCCGCTATTTGAGAAGATAACCATTCCAATAGTGACGCAGGTTGTCATATACACATCAAAGACCTTCCATATTGGCGGAATAGAGACCTGGATTTATAACTTCTGCCAGGCCATGAAAGAGCATTACGACATCCTGGTACTATACGACATGATTGACCCCGAACAGTTAGCCAGACTAAGCCGAATCGTTCAGACAAGGCAAAGGGGAACAGAAAGAATCATTTGTGACACACTTATAATCAACCGGATAACAGACCCCATTCCCGATTGTGTTGAGTATAAGCAAACCGTGCAGATGATTCACTCTCTAAGGCTTGACAAAAAGTGGGAGATACCGGAAGGACGAAATAAATACATAGCCGTATCAGAAGCGGTCAAGAAGTCATTCGGAGTAGGACAAGTAATTCACAATATGTCATATCAGGACACAGAGGAAAAAGAAGCTCTGTTATTAGTATCAGCCACAAGGTTAAACACCTTCGAGAAAGGGCAGAATCGAATGCTAGAGCTTGCACAGGGGCTTGAAGAACATGGAATCCCTTATATTTGGTTCATTTTCTCGAATGTAGAACCCAAATCAACGACTTCCTCAATGGTATGGCTTCCCCCGAGACTTGATATAAAGCCTTATATAGCAAAGGCAGATTATCTCGTTCAGCTTTCAGATCAGGAAGGCTTCTGCTACTCAATAATCGAAGCGTGGGAAATGGGAACACCGGTTATCACAACGCCAATCGAGGTTTTAAAAGAACTAGGCTTCGCAGAAGGCGTAAACGGATATACGGTCCCATTCGACATGAAGAACATTGATTTTGACAGGCTAATAAGCATTCCGCAGATGATGCCTCAGTTCTACTCAAATAAAAGCCAAATTGAGAAGTGGAGAGCCGTTCTAGGCAACACACAACCAACAAGGAGTTACAAACCCGAAGAAATGGCGGATTTACTCGTTCGGAAAGACTATCGGGACACACATTTAAACCGCCTTGTCAGATCGGGTGAAAAAATAACCGTCCCCAGGTACAGAGCGGAGCAAATAACAAGTGCAGGTTATGCGAGGAAAATATAGATGGCAAAGTATAGAACACTAAGCGAAAAGAACAAGTATTACATCCCCAAAGAGGACTATATAACAGCAATCCATTACGCCTTGCGTTATCCTCTCTGGGTGGAAGAAATGAAAGCCATAGCAGACACAAGAGGGGCTATCCGGTACGACAAAGACAAGGTTAAATCATCAAACACCTTTGACTCAACAGAGGCAGCAGGCATAAGAAGAGCCGAATTATCAACCAAGATGGGAATCATAGACAAAGCCATAGAAACGGCCGCAGATGGTTCCAATCTTGAAAGATGGTTAAAACTCGGCGTATGTCATGGGCTTACATTCTATCAGCTCAAAGAGAAGGGCATTCCATGTGAAAGGGACATGTATTACTCAATGAGACAGAGATTCTATTATGAGTTAGCAAGGGTGATCTAGAAAGGAGAACGCAAAATGAATATGTCAGAATGGGCGAAAAGAGAAGTAGAGATAGTCAAGGAAGATAAAACAGGAGATGAAGAGTTGTGCAGATACGCAGACGGATGTTACGATTCGGCACTTAAGGCTTTTTTGAGTCTATGCGAAGATGAACACTCTGGAATGAGTATCGGTTTTACACTCGGAATCTTAAATCGATTAGTCAAAGGATTGCCACTCAGCCCGATTGAAGACAAGGAAGATGAGTGGGAAGTAGTTGAACATGCAGACTATCATTACACTTATCAAAACAAAAGATGTTCAGCACTCTTCAAAAAAGTAGTAAACGGGAAAGTGAGTTATAGTTTCACTAATAAAACGGTTGTATTTTACAACGGAGAAAGCACAGGCTGCCACAACGGACACGCTTCAAAGCTCGTTGAGGAACTTCACCCGACAACACTTCCTTTCATACCACCGGAAAAGAGTTACAAGGTCTACTGTAATTACTATGATTCGGCTCTAGGGGATTACGAATTAAGGGAATATACATACTTAATCAATCCGGACGGAGAAAGAGAAGAACTTAATAGATATTTCATATTGAGCGGACATAATGACTCGATAGAAGTAAGCAAAGCGGAATTTGTTTGTCAAAAAGCCGTATTAGAAAAAGAAATGAAAGACGCAAGGAGGAAGAACAATGCAAATGACAACAGAAGAGATAATCCGGAATTACACAGAAGCCAAAGACAAGTCAAAGCAGATTGGAATCCTTGCAGATCTAAACGGATGCGACAAGGAAAAGATAAGGTCAATCCTCAGAACAAAAGGAGTGCCGCTTCCGACAAAGGGAAGACCGAAGAAAGAAACGTCGACCAGAAAAACGTCGACCATGGAAAAGGTAACATGGCCTAAACATGACCCTAAGATTGAAGACCTTGTTCAGAAAGATGAGTTTGAATCACCATTCAGACCACTTGACACAACAATCAAGAACGGCGTAGTTCAGAAGGTAACTTTTATCAACAAGGACACAGGCGAAAAGACAACGCAGGTATTTGACGAGACAAAGCCAACCGAAGAGAAATCGATAGAAGCCAAGTTATTCATTCCCGAAGTAGTAAAAGGGCTTGTGATTGAGAGAATCAGTCAGATTGAGTTTGAAATAACAAAACTTAAACTCGACAAAGAAGAGCTCGAAGACTTCTTAGAACAATTCACAGATGATGTATAAATACCACACTCAGGGGACAACAATATAAGTTACAATAATAGCGTAGAATTAGACGATTGACAAGAACCCAACCCCTTCTTTGTTACTCTGAATCCAAAGCGAAGAGCACCCTTTACCCCAGAGGGTGCTTTTTGCATGGTGAAAAACATGACGAAAAACAACCCTCGGTACAAGAACGGGTCCCTAAGACGTAAACACCGAGCAAGATTTAAAGCTATGGGCTTACCGTGCCACATATGCGGCGGACGGTTGGGACCAATTCATTATGATGAGCCTTCAAACGCTGAACATCCTTTATCATTTGTCATTGATGAGATAAAACCTGTCAGCAGATACAAAGAGTTTGGTTATAACTCGCCCGAAGAAGCAGCTCAAGATTGGAATAACCTCGCTCCTGCTCATTACATTTGCAACTTGAACAAATCAAATCACACAATGAGCGAGCTAAGGCGAGGAAAAATCAAGCATCAAAGGGATATTTGCTCAAATGGTTGGTGATGGGTGGGGAGGGAACCCCGGAGAGCCCCAAAGCGCT